CAGCTATATCATAGAGTAGGACTGAGTTCTTGCCTTTAGCTTTCCTTAACCCTCTACCTATAGATTGTAACACTCTGATTCTAGATTTAGAAGGTGAGGCAAACACTACATGATGAAGATTCTTAATATTTACACCAGTAGACATAGTACCATAGGAACCTAAGATGATATTATTATTTGATACTTCTGCTATTCTTCTTACCTCCTCTCTTGCTACCACATCTACTCCACCATGAATAAGATGAACAGGTCTATCAGTGGAGGCTTGTATAATATCAGCCAATGGAATACCATGTCCCTCTACTCTGGTGAATAAGACTAATACATTACCCTTCAAATCACATGCCAGTTTAGAAATAAATCTATTCCTATCTCTCATCTCTCCAATGTATTCTATCTCATCATTGTAGGTAGCAAATGAACGAGGAGGATGCTTGAGTATAATAATCTCCACCTTTAACTGAGCAAGGAAGCCCTTCTCCATCAAATCAGAGGAGGTAGTTGTCTGATAGACTGGGCCGAACATACCTTCTAAGATTAACTTATTAACATTCTTCCCATCCAAAGTACCAGTGAATCCATATCTCCACTTAGCATCAGGACACTTCTTCATGATACCCTGTAAGGTTTTGGCTTTAAAGTTATGACACTCATCTCCTATGATACAATCAAACTTTCTATACCATCCCTTAGGTAATCCATAGATAGATTGCCAAGTTGACACAGTAACTGGTGCTTTAGAATCTAACGAATGTCCCTGATATATCTTATGAACATTATCAGGATCCCATCCATAGTCTATAAAATCCTTAGCCATCTGCTCAACCAATGACTTGGTTGGAACAACAATCAAAGTGTTACCCTTAATAGACTTAAGATACCTAGCAATGGTATAAATCATCAGTGATTTACCAGAACCTGTTGGTGATACAATAGTCTTTCTGTATTCTTTCAGTGCATGAAAGACTGTTTCAACCTGATATTCCCTTGGCTTAACTGCGGATATCTTATCCATAAAGAGTTCTACACCCTCATAGAATACTCTATCATCTACCTGATAAGGAACACCATAATAGGTATTGTTTTCAAAATCCCATGAATAGTTATGCTTATCTAACCACTTACAAAGTCTATAGGTTAGTCCAGCAGGAAGAGTCTGTTTAGTGACACTACACAGACGTATCTTTCCATCCCAATACTTCTTTCTATATGCAGGAGCAAAGGATGCTCCCTCTACATCAAAGGAAAATGCTTCCTGCAACTCATATAATACATGCTGATCGCAATTTAAATGAACATCTAGTTCATTCTTCTTGCTTATTACTACATCCGTCATCTACTACCTCAATGTGTGATACTTTACCAATATTCATTTGCCATATGTACCTTACCTCCTCATAAGACTCCACTGTCACACTGACCCCATACTTATGGTACAACTTATAGTGGTGACGGTCATAGGGTTCTTCACTTGTAGAAGTAAACGTCTTCATCTCCCTTTATATGGTAATGGCCAGGTAAGATGCATACCCCCAACCAATAGAAAGGTAAAAAAGAAAACGTATAGTATTGGAAACATTAGAGTTCCTCGTCGTAAATGTCTGCTCTATGATAAGTACATAGCTTCCTATAGAGGGTGTCCCATGGGTCCTCATAATCACGCTCTAAAGGGTTCTTAATCTGAGAATATACCAACTCACTAAGTAAAGACCACTCATGTTCAGTGAGCTTATGTAGTATCTCATACCTGGGTCTATGTGGTAACTCAGGCATTGTTGGTGCCTGATGTACTGGTGCTGAAATGTCTGCTCTAGTCATACTCCTCCTACAAAGGTACGCCATTGAATGCAATTCTTAATATTATAACTCATCTGATGAATTTGTTTAAGTATTTCATTCAATACATTTATAACTGTGTCATAATACTCTAACTTCATTTCTGCATTCATGATGTCCTTATCCACTTGTACCCAATGAACAACATCAGACTTGATAACCTTATGAGGAAAGGGGCTCTCCTCATACTCTTCTGGTGATGCCTTGCCAGAATAATACAACCACTTGTTATGTTGTAATCTTTTTAACTCCTGTGATTTCTTCTTTGATAATAATGTATACTCAGAGCGGAGAGTTAGATACTTCTGGTGTAGCTGAGGGATTTTAAGTGATGCCTTGTCCAGCATCACATCATCAATCACACTATCTTTCTCCCACATGCTCTGGATTTTCTCCAGGTCCATAATAATTAAAAGTTAACAACACTCCCAGTAGAAGTCCTATGCATACTAGTTTTCATAGTAGCATCAGTAGCAGTTGCTGCTGGGTAAATGTAATAATCATAGTAAGTATACTTCAAACTACACTCTGCTGTAAAGTAATTAATATCAGGAACTGATGCATCAAAATTAAGAGTAGTTAATGAAGCAGGCCAAGCATCATGGAATACAAACTCAGCTACTGGTTGGTAGTTACTTGATAGAATAAAAAGAGAACAATCAGATCTCCATTGGTGATCCCAATCCCCTGTAGTCTTACCTAGATCTTCTGCTAAGGGTTGGTTGATACTTCTGATAGTGCCCCTATTGTAGGTAAACTCACTTGCACTAAAAGGAGTAGCCAGCTCTCTCATCCAGTCATGCACCTGGTACCAGTTCTTCATGTTCTCATCTACCAGGAACCTAATGAATAGATCCTCATAATATAACTCATCCCCTGGTTGTGGGATCTTATTAAATCTTGTGCCTTGATTAGCAGGCTGCATTGAAATAGCAGGAATAGAAGCAGACTGACAAAAGAAATCTACACCTCGCAGCTTATTAACAGCAAACTTAAATCCAATAGGAGAAAGGAAATTCCTATTCTCAATAGTAAAGTTCTGCTGATCTCTTGGTAAAGATAGATTATCAGATTGCTTAGCCATTTAATCCTGCTGTTGTAATTGATGGTCCATAAGGACGGCGAACAGTCTATTCTTCATAAGAAATAACCATTGTTGCTCTTCTATTGGTCGTTTAGGTGAGCCTGGCCACATTTCTAATGAAAAACATATCCAACTATACATCAACCTAGTCTCTTCAATACCCATACGGGTCTCACAGTACCAGTTGTCTCTCCAGTATTCGTCGTCGGTTAATTCGTGTTCCATAAGGTTATTTAGACAAAAAAAGGGAGCCTTGGTAGGCTCCCCAGTGGTATCCCATTGGATACTAAACACTTTTATGGATCACATCAGGTTGGTGATGGAAACACGACGGTAGTAACGGTTGGTGTTGTCAGAGAGACGGCCAAGACCTTGGTTAGCACCGAGTCCACCAATAGGACCTTCTGCATAAGGGTTAGCAATCAAACCATAACGGGTTTTGAAACCAATGTTAGGCTGGAATGTCTCAGCTGTTACACTGCGGACCATCTGCAGGGGCACATATGGGCAGTAGAAGATACCAGCATCATAGGCATTAGAACCTTTGTAGCCAGCAACATAGTACTGAACGTTTGAAACGTTAGCAGAGTATGGGTCAATGTAAACCTTAAGCTTACCATTGATTGTACCAGCAAACAGGTTGCCAGTGTCATCAACATTAAGGTTAGCATTGAGGGCAGGAGTGTAATCAAGCACACCAGCCATTGTCAGAGCTGAAGCAACGTCTGCTGAGCAGATGATCATGTTGCCTTTGCCACGACGAGTTTCCTGTGCGATGGCGTTACAGTCTCTTTCAATCTGGAAGAGAAGACCCTTGAATTTCTCAACGGACCACCTACCATTAGCATCAGTGTCAAGGTCAAACACACCAGGTGTGGTGACATTGTTCTGAGCACCAGGAACAGCAGTACGATACACGGTACGAACAACCTCACGGTTGATCTCAGCGAGGATCTCAGAGGAGAGGATGTTAGCCAGTTCAGCTTCAGCATCCAAGCCATGAATAGCACGGAGATCCTGAGCCAGTTCAATGGTGTACTGAGCTTTCAGTGCACGACCTTTGGCTTCCACAATGGCTTTCTCAATCGAGAAGCCCATCTGGCGGAACTCATTGCCAGTTTCGCCCAAGGATTCCAGGACGGCTTTGTTCATGCCACCCATACCAATGTTAGCAGTCGACTGACCACCAATGGTTTGAGTATTAGGACCTAGGATTGGGTCGTAGTGGGTACCACCAGGAGGTGTTTGACCTGTGTTGGAGGTATTGTCTGTAGTAATGCCAGGTGTAGAGGCATTAGTCTCAAGCAGACCAGGATCAGCAGGGATCAGGTTACCCTGAGCGTCTGTTGAATAAGGGGTTTGACCAGGAACATACGCATAAGGAGGCGTAACAGTCTGCCCATTAGGATAGGTATACTGAGTGTTAGCAGCAGTAAGTCCACCGCCAGCGTTAGAGAAGGCAGGATCTGCTTCGTTAAACAGTGCTTCATTCGGGCCATTAGGACCATCATACATCGCACGCATGGCGAAGATGAGTCCAGTAGGACCAGACATTGGCTGAACACCACAGATGTCATAAGCAATGAGGTTAGGCATTGCACGACGAATGAGGCTGATCAGCACTGGGTCGAAACCAGCGCGTGGACCTTTGGGATCAGCAGCTGATTGGAAACCATCAGCACCTACGATG